ACCGTTCTCACACTCAACCTCAATATCAATAGTGATAATCTTGAGTTGCTTAGAATCGAACTCAATCTGGTTTGGATAAGTTTCTGATAGATAGGTGTAAGGAAACTGTGTCATACCATACACTAGGTGTGGTTGACTTTCGTACTGTGATACAAACTCTTTTGCCTCCTTGATGGAAAGGAAGGGCATAGGATTTACGTTCTGCCCCTCTAGAGTTTTGTATCCAGTTTCACCTTTGCACGGCACATAGAGAGTGGGTTCGTACTTAACCTTGAAGTTAGAACGAACACCATTCTTTACGGCACGAACAAGTAATTGATTGCCCCACTGGGCGATATGTGTGTAGAAGTTCATTATGTAAATATACCACTAATTAGGGGTAATGTCAAGAGAAAAGAGTCATTTGTTCCTGTGATGAAAAATGCTTATCAATCATATCAATAATGTCTTGTGCATCAGCAATCTTTGTCAGTTCTGATTCTACTGCTTCTGCGATATCTGAGTGTTCTCCGATACCAGCAGGGTTCTTCATGTAGACTGCAACATTAGCTTTGTGTAGTGCAATCTTACCTTCGTTATGTAGTCTTATGGCGTCTAGTAGTGTTGTCATTATATACTCCAGTTTTCTCTGTTCATAAAGATAGACAATATCTCCTTTGAGATACTTCTCTTCTGGTCTTTGATAAGAGGTTTAGATGCAGCATCTTTATAGACTGCTTCGATACCCATCAAGCCAGGGGTTGAGTTCACTTCAATGAAATACGGTTTATCCTTATCTCTGTTTTTGGCAGGAATGAAGTCAACACCGACAATCATTCCATCCACTGCTTTTGCTGCCCGAATTGATTCACTTATCTCCAATTCAGTCAACTCATGTATCTCTGGTTCAGAACCTTGGGATACATTACTTCTAAAGTCATCACTGATAACAGGGCGTTTCATTGCACCCAATACTTTTCCAGCAACAACGATAACTCTTACATCGTAATCGGTCTTAATATATTCCTGTAGAATGATATCTACATATTCATCTTCTCTGTATAGTAGTTGGATAACACTGTGAAGAGACTTTAAACTCTCAATCCACATAACACCAACGCCTCTAGAACCAGTAGATGTTTTTAGAATCATAGGGAACTTGTTTCCGAGTTTCTCTGCCGCATCTGCAGCCCCTTCTGCGTGTCTCACCAATACTGTAATTGGTGTATTAAAATCTTCTTGTTGGAATACCATTTGGTTAAACCATTTATCTCCACAGACATCGTGACATCTTGTAGAGTTAATTACTGTATAACCTTCATTTTCTAGATTATTAATTGTCACCCACCAAGAGCGGTTTCCAAGTTTTACTGTAGAACCCAAACCTCTTGCCATTACAAGAGTATCTTTTGGATTAATCTTAAATGGTTTGTCATACTTAGCATCTGACTTCATCGTAGGAAGTTCTGCCCGTCCTGTATCTTCAACAGGGAAAGAATATACTAACTTACTATCTCCATCAGATTCCATATAAGAACCAGAGAACTCTGCAAGAAAACAATCAATACCCATAGACTTTGCAGTCTTACGAATCATAGGCCCAGTTTCGTTAGGGTCTAGTGGGTCATCGTGTGATAGGATAAGAAGTTTGTACTTCTGCTCTTTCTCTTCTTCTGTAATGAAATTTGAAAAGGATTGTGTCACTAGTCTTCTCTCTTCTTACCAATGTTGTACTTTGTCTCTAAAATCCATTCATTCTTTTCTTTGAATGCAATCACTTTGATTTGTGACAGGGGTGCTTTTGGCTCTGCACTTCCAACGATTTCAATCAATCCCCAATCACCTAATAGTGAAGCAATGGAGTTTCTACGAGATATATCATTCTCATTTAAGTTTGTGTCCTTACCGTCCAAAGCAAATAACTCTTTGAAGTGTACGATGTAATATCTACCTTGTTTGTGTAGGATATGACAGGACTGATATAACTTTTTCTCTTTACGAGAAGCGACACCAATTCTTGATAGTGTCTCACGAACCTTTAGGAAGTCATCAGGTTCTTTTAGTTTTACTTCCAGCATCTCTTCTGGACGCCATTCAATTTCATTCATTGTCTTCCACCTTTATTCAAACTATCTTTGATAGTCTTTATCTGTTCATTATCAAGTATTCGCAGAGCGGCTTTTGCTTTTTCATTACTATAACCAAAGTACTCTTTTACATACTCTAAATCTTTCAACTTGTCTCCTTTTACCCAAGGAGCATACCGTTTCTTTGACCTAATAGTATTTAGTAAAAACTCATACTGTAGTTTTGATGGTAGGTGGTGACGTTGATTCATCTCATTAACAAGCATGATTGTATCATTGAATGGTGCAAGACACTTGTTAATGATGAATGGTGAGTACTTCTTCTCCCACATAGGGTCATCTGATTCCATCAGATTCTCCTTTGTTTCGTTGAGAGATTTAAGATAATGCTTTAGTTCGTACCCACTCATTTGAAGTTCACCTGAGACATAATCTCAACCATATATGCAAGCATATTGATTTCTTGGTCTGCAACAAAAGCTGACTTGTAAGAATAGTCTGCTGTTGCAAGAACAAGATGGGGAACAGTTTGTGGTTGAACCTCATCATAAAGTGTATCATAGATATTACGATATACACGAGATGGGTCATTGTCCAGATTGTTAGCAATCCATTTACGAATAGACTTGAAGTCTTGCTCTTTGAGGAACTTAGTCAAGTCTCTCATATTCGTTTCAGACAGATTGACAAGGATACCAGCATCAATCATACCAGATGCAGAATACCTTTGCAGTTCGTTTAGAACTCTTCTCCAATCAGGGAAGTGTTTCTCCACAATACCAGCAACTGCCTTTGGTTCAAACTGTACTTGTTCTGTTTTAAGAACATCTTGTACACGATGAAAGAACTCACCAGCAAGTTTAGGTTTTTCAGAGGATGGGATACGAAACTCCACAACAGAACATCTACTGTGAAGTGGGTCAATGATTCGGTTCTTGAAGTTACAGGTTAGAATGAATCCACAGTTCTTGTGGAACTCCTCAATAAATCCACGCAACGCAGGCTGTGTAGATTGTGGATTGAGATAGTCTGCCTCATCCAATATTACAAACTTACGATTACCGTCCATAGAGACAGTAGAAGCAAAGTTCTTAATCTTGTTTCGCAGTACATCAATACCCGATTCTTCAGAACCGTTTATCATCATATAGGTAGCGCCGAGTTCAGACAGCATTGCTTTTGCAACGGTAGTCTTACCAACGCCTGGGCCTCCAGACAATAGTAGATTTGGAATATGTCCTTCATCTACAAAAGTCTGAAAGGTTTTCTTTAAGTCATCAGTAAGTACACACTCACTGATTTTAGACGGGCGGTATTTCTCCACCCATAACATCACATCATTCATTATATAGTTCCTTCTGGTTTAGGCAGCTTCGAGAGCAATAAAGTATTCGATAGACTTTGACACATTACTGAAATGTGAAATGCCCTTTGAAGATACTTGTACCTTGTAATCACCAGAAAGGAGTTTAAGATTTTCAACCTTGAAAAAGTATGTGAAGTCAGTTGGTGAGTTTTCACCAACCACGATACTAAAGTCATTAGATGTTTCATTCTTACGGTCAGTAACAGTAAGGACAATATCACTACCAGCAGTTCCTTTGAGAACTACATCTGGAACACCAAGTACAGCAGACGCTTTCAAGATTTGATTGAAAGTATCTTGCGTGAAGGTAAACTCCACATCAACAGAAGGCATAGTGATTTCTGTCTTTGGAGCAGTCACGATGGATGGGTCACTAAACATATAAGTTAGTTTACTGCCTCCACCTTCTTCACTGAACCGTACACTCTTCTCATCAAAAGTAAGAGTTGGGTCTTTGAACAAAGACATTGCAGACAAGAACTCATTCAAGTCATAGATTGCAAATTCGTTGTTGAAAGTATCTGGAATAGTTGCTTTGGAAACAATGTTTTTCATTGCAGACATTGTGCCAATCACACTACCATTTTTTACCAGAAGATTCTGGTTAATCGTTGAGAAGTTCTTTAGAACCTCTTTGGTATCATTACTAAGTTTCATTCAATTATTCTCCGTATGTATCGTGATTATGAAGTGCCATTATACCATAATGGATTACTTTTAGCAAGTCTTTTCTGTTCTTGCCATCTTTTTTTCCGTACCGTTGACTATACTTCAGTATGTTACCGATACAGAAACCTTCACCATGTCCACCGTCCATGATAAATTCTGTTGCTTGGAATTTGTTTTTGGAATAATGCTCACCATAAGTGGCATCAATATAAGTTTTTAGTTCACTCAGAATTTTATCTTCTGAGTACTTGTAGTCTACTTTTTTCACATTCACATCCTATATTTTAAGTATTCATTACTATAACATAAAAGTGCGCCCCTGTCAAGAGGCGCACTCACTTTTATTTGATTTTGATTGTACGAGGTTTCTTTTCTTCTGGGATGATTCGTTCCATCTCAATTTTAAGAATACCATCTTTCATATCAGCACCATTCACAACTACATCATCTGAAATTGTAAAGGCCTTTTTGAAAGCACGATTAGAAATACCTTTATGTAGGAACTCCTTATCATCGTCACCCTCTGGTCTTGATTTTGATTCGATTAAAAGAGTGTTCTCTTTTGTCTCAACATCAATCTCATCCTTTGAGAATCCAGCAACTGCAATCTCAATAGTGTACTTATCGTCACTATGTTTTACGATATTGTAGGGGGGATAGTTGGGTGTTGTCGGCACAGCGCCTGACATCATATCAAACATTCTATCGAAACCGATAGAGTAAGCATTAACCCTTGAAGGGTCAATTGTGAGTCTTGAATTTACCATTGTTTTTCTCCTTTATTAAAGCAAGATAAATGTGATACCCATAAGGCGTATCAGTTATATTTAGGTGGTGGTTTTTAAGGGAGAACCACCAAACTCCGATTTGCGCCACAGAGTAAGCATATTGTGTGACGTACAGGGCGACTTACGAACAGCACCCTTATTATATAGGTATCAGAGAGGGGTATTTCAACCCCTCTCATCAACTTTTTTATGCAGCGTCAGCGTACTCAAGAGCCTTATCCAGTGCATTCAACTTCACTTTACGATTACGTCCGTACCATGAAGATACCAAACGCCCATCATTTGAACGACCTTGAAGGTGGTCAGTCATATGTGTCACTGAGTTGAATGCAGTCCACCAAGAACCTTGGGCAAACTCTGCACCTGGCTGGATATCCAAGTTCTCAAAAGCACTCTTTGCGTTACGAGATGTAAAAGGAATAACATTGTCAACCTTCTCTTTCGCAGGCGCACCGAACACTTCATTGAAGTATTGGATAACATTGTCAGAAGTGTACTTTTTAGTACCAAGATAAGCAGCCATAGACTTATACTCTTCCATCTTCTGACGAGCAATACCCATCTGCTCTTTCACTTCACTAGGGTCAAACGCCTTTCGGTGATTAACCGTTACCATCTTATCGGCATTCTTAGATAGAGACAGTGTGAGGGTATTGTTACATACCACACGAATTGGTGTCATGCGAATATTAATCGCCTTACCAAATTGGTGTGGATTAGTGAACAGAAAATAGTTATCTGTTACATCACCATCGAACAACTCAAAAGACTCTTTAGTCTTTGCAAGTGCCCAAACCATTTGTCCATCCTTGAGTGAACCAGCGGTGTGCATTTCCATGTCACCAGCCATTACATACTCATGGAAGAATTCAAATGCTTCATTGTTCTGCACAGGATTCCATCCTGTTCCAACAACATCTAATACAGAGTTGTCTGAGGTACGAACAAGTGCCTCTTTGTTTTTGATAGGAACACCAGAAGCAGTAACTAGTGGTTGTTTTTCCACAGTCCAGTTCAATCCAGCAACTTCTTGGAACTGAGCAGGGGTCAAATCCTGTTCTACCTTAGTACCAAGTCCATGCCAAGGTAAGTCTCCAACGTATGCCATTTGAGCATTACCATTTACAATTTCAAGTTCGTGTGCCATAATATAATATTCTCCAGTTGTTTTCTCAGTTTCTATATTCATTATATACGTTATAATAACAAATGTCAAGAGAAAAATGCAGATAAATCGGATTTAATTTCATTTTGTCTGGTGGTCACAGCGTCTGTAGAACTGCGTTGTTTTGGATTGTTTACCCACTTGATAGTGTTGACAGGCATGGTATCGAAACCCCACATAAACCATGCGTTACCGAATGGTGGAGAACCACCGCCTGTAAAGTCTACTCTGTAGTTATACACAAGTGCAGACATACCATAGTCCA